GGTGTTAGTAATGTCTAAATAACCTGATGAGTTCCAAGCAATAGAACCCCCTGTTCCAGAAGCGTCAATCCAGTCATCTAGCGAACTAGCGTCGTCAAAGGTTCCGCTAGTCACCAACTCAGAGCCAATGTACTGCGGCGTAGGCCAAGGTAGGTTGGCTGATGGGATAGTGAATGTCTCTGCCGCTCTGCTGACAGACGAGCCAGACGTTGGGATTAGGCTTGAAGGTGTCGAGGCTTGTTCGACTTGAGCGCCGTATAGATAAACACCCTCGTTTGCCCCTACGTATGAAGGAAGTTCTCCAGCAGTTCCATCAGTAAGAGCCACCATAGGGCCGTCACCAGAAACTAAAGGCTCAGAACAAGTAATAGACACCCTATACCATCCGTTACCCACGTCTTCTGAAGTTGTTTGATCTAAATTTGTCCCGCCGCTTTCGTAAACAGAACCATCTGCTGGATCAAAAGTAGCGTATGCAACGCCAGTACCCAAACCATATGGACGAAGCTGAGCGTACATTCCGCTGTCTGCCTCTTTAATGTAAACAGAAAAAGTCCACGTTCCATTTGGGCCACTTGTCTGCTCATAAATATAATGAGAGCCATTGAAGACGTTATCTCGGGCATAAACTGCATCTTCTTGCCCAGACGGAGACACCGCAGAATTTGTGGTTATTACCGCTCCGTTTGTAGACCAGCCGCCAAGAGAGCTATCAGTAACAAGATTAACCCTAGCCTCAGACTCAGCCAGAAGCCCCTCATTTACCCATGCAGAGCCGTTATAGACGTGATGGCCTATACGGGGTAGGTACTTAGCAGAAGACGTTGTAGGGACGTATGAGTCTCCACGATCAGGGTTGTCTACCATGCCGCCTAAGTCAGAGCGGTAAGAGCGAAGACGAGTAACAGTAACGCTTTCAGTTCCATCAGGATCAATAATTCTGTGTATACCCGATACCTCAGACAAGCCCATTGTAAGATAGCCATTTAAATCAGTGCCATCTAATTCAAACTCAATAGCGCATAAAAACCCTGAAGAGGTAGCTGTAATTGTTGCTGTATGTTGCGATGCCTCTGTATTCACAGAGCCGCTTTGAATATCAAATACGCTTACTCCATTCGCATTCGCATCAAAAATTTGAGTTTGTAGGGTAAGGTATTGAACGGTAGTGCTTGTTGTTTCTACTGCAAAAACATACGTCCCTTTTTGCGTAAAGGTTGTTAGAACACGAGCATAGGGCGTTTGATTGCCTGATTGAGCCGTGGCAGTCAAAGTATTGTTTGATGTCCACGATGCGTCGTTAGTGCTTGTAAGAGACGATGATGGATCTTCAGAATACGTCAGTAGATTATGTGGCGCCCATTTGATAACAGGCATCTCTCGGACGCTTACGTTGTCTACATAAAAGGTAGCCGCGCCGCCTTTGAAGCCCAACTCAAAAGTGGATGAGTCAGCAATATAAACGTATTCATAATTGCCACTTGTTGAGTGCGATTGAAGCGATTGTTCGCCGTCCATAAGCGAAGGAGTGCCGCCGGAAACGTCTATCAATGTGAAGGTGACAATGTATGTCTTACCTGCTTCAACAGCTACGTCTTGGCTTAACGCAACAGTGACGCTTGATCCGCTGTCGTATGATGCGCCCCTGCTAGACCAAACCCAACCCGCTCCTGACCAGCCATCAATGCTATCCGTAAACGAACCATTGGTAACAAGCTCAGGCCCATAGCCGTCCGTCATAGTGGCATTGCCAGCACGCGCGTGGTTTATGGCGCTGGCAAAGGTAGATGAATTACCGTCTGTTAGGTACTTATTATTAATAAAGTCAGAAACAAACGGAGGATTTTTACCAAGTACACTATACTCCGAAAGCGCCCGCCTAATAGACGTAGCTAGTCTGTTAAGCCTTGAGCCAAATAACATTAGTCCATCTCCGATACGTAAGCTGTGCCTGAACTTCCGCCAGTGATAAAGCTAATGGTGTCTCCTGAATAAGTGTGAATGAACTCTACAGTGTTAGATGGGATGTAGTAGTCGCTAGTAGTAGCTGTGCCTGAGACGCTAATGTGTACGTCTACAGTGGCAACAATACGTGTTACTCGTTGAGTAATAGAAGTTGAAGAAGCAGCAGAGCCTGATACGGATACTGTCTGAGTAGCTCCGGGTCGAAGGCATTGAATAGGTGCTGAGTTAGAATCTTTAGCTAAACGTGACATGGATGTTCTCCTGAGTCAGAAAAGGTAAAGGGGCCATTGCTGACCCCTTGAGTTTTAGCTTATGCTTAGTTTGGCAGAGCCAGAACAAAACCAGCTTCAGGACGGTAGCACTCGACACCGTAGAGAGTGTCAGCAGTGTACAGAGTTGACAAGTGCTCCTGCTTGTACTGAGTCTGTGAACGTACAGACATTTGCTCTGCAAGAACAATAGCGTCCTTGTGGAACAAGAGTCCAGCACGTACTTCAGGACCAGCGCCGTTTTCAGAAGCTAGTTCAATAACTTCACAGTTAGAAGACACGTATACGTCTACACCGTAAAGGTTACCGATAAGGCCGCTTGCAACTGGCTGACCGCTTACGAAGTCAGAAGACACGTAACGTGAGATACCAAGGATCTGGTTACGTACTGAAGGTGGGATTACAAGGCAACGGTTGTCCATTGGAACGTCGTTGTCGTCCATCTTCTGAATCATGTCACGGAAGAAGTCGTCAGTAAATACGTCATCAGCAATAACCCTGTCTTGAACAAAAGCTGAAGTACCGTCAGTAGCGTCGTTGTAGAAACAAGAGCTATGTACGTAGCTTGCAGGAAGACCCGTGTGCAGTACGTTACTAGAACCTGCGTTAGCATTAGCACCGTCAATACGGAAAGCTGTAGCAACTTGGTGGAGGTCAGTGTCAACTTTCTTAGCAAGCGCATAACCAGCGTCTTCAGTATAAAACTGACGGAGGCTGTTGAGTGCCTGTACTTCTACGATGTCCTCAATCAGACGAGAGTACTCAAAGTGACGATCAACGTCAATTGTGATTTCGTCTTCAGTGTTTGCAATTACAGTAACTGCAGTGTCAGCAGACTTAGCGTTTGCGTCAGCACGGACAGGTACTGGGACGTGAATGCGGTCACCCTTCTTGCCAGACATTGCAATCTTCTTGACAAGCGGTGCCATCTTGAGGTTCTTCTGGTAAGCAGCAATTACCTCGTCACTCCAGATTTCTGGAATAAACGCTGATGCTTCGGTCTTCGCTGTAAACGCTGCTGCTGCAGGCGAAGAAGTGTATGTTGTAGTAGCCATGTTAATCTCCTAATAGATTATTTGACACGACCCTCTGCGTACGCTTGTAAGATTTCTTCGGACAAGCTTTGGTAACGCTCTGGGTCAGTTCTCATTAGTTTAATAATGTCGGCCCTGCGATATACCTTCTTACGACTTCCTTCAGCACTGCCTCTGGCGTTGCCTGTGTTAGCTGCCTTGAGTTGTTGCTTACGCTCCTGTTTTTCAACATTAGCGGTCTGCTTTACTACTTGCTTCCGTTCTTTCCAGAGTGAGAAGAGTTCGTCAGCAGAGTCAGCATCGTACCCTTGGTCAGCGGCTACAAACAATTGAGTCCTAATCTTAGAAGTTTTAATCCACTCAGCAAACTTAGGATCAGCTAAGATCTCTTGCATGTCTGGGTGTTTATTATTAAGCGTAGCCAGTGCAGCCTGTTGTTTGTACTGCGCTGAGTACTGCTCTGCTTCTTTAATCTTAGGGTGGTTCTCAATAGCCTTGTTGACAGCACCTTGCGGATCTGTAAAATAGTCTATATCGTCTTCAGGCTCAACGTATTGTTGAGGTGCTTGTTGTTGTGTCTGAGTACTAATGTAATCGTCTACAACTTTACGAAGTTCTCCTACTTCAGATGACTGACGACCTAAAAGCTTTTCAGCCTCTTGGTGCATCTGTACAACTTCTTCCAGAGACTTACCTTGGTACTTATCTGGAACTGCAGGTTGTTCTTGAGGTTGCTCAACTTCTTCGTGTTGAATCTCTTCTACTTCGTTTTCAATTGTGTCCACATTGTCCTCTTCAGGCTGTGGATCTACAATCTGTGCTCTTGACATAATTAAACTCCGTGATTATAATCATTATGGAGATGTTTTATTTTTACCTGCTTTTTCGTGTTCCCTTACCCATTTCATGTGTGCTCCGGGGAATGTACCATCGGAACCGTTTAGGTGGAAAGACGGGGCAGATACCATCCTTGTAGAAACAGCGCCACAGGTCTTGCACCTACTTTCTGTGACTTCTGCTTTTACAAATTCTTCATGTACGTGTCCATTAGGACAACGAAAGTCAAATACTTTATACATACTCTACTTCTTTGTCTTCTGCTTCTGCTTGCTCTTTAGATGCTTCTATAGTTGACTCTAGGTTCAGTATAGTAGCAAAAGCAGCAACTTGGCCTTTTCTAAAGAAGAGTTCTTCAGAGTCTTTTACAGTCTGAATGTTAGATAACTGAGTAGTAGTAGCAGTGATTTCTTCTAAGAGTTGTTTGAAACCCTCGTTCTTAAAAAGACCAAGGAAGTTATCGTAATAAGTTTCAAGCTCTGGTGTCATAATAAGTCTTTGGTTAAACTATAGTATTAGTATATCATACTTTTAAACAAATGTCAA